ATTTTATATAATAACAAAATTGTAGTTTATAAATTTTATATAATAACAAAATTGATCCATGACAATGACTTTTACAAATATCTGCGGTATAATATAAAAAAAATTAAAACTTGCTTAAAGCTGTTCTTATACTATTAGTATATGAGCAAGCACAGTAAGTGTACGGACACTTACGGAAAATTGACGAAGCAGCCCTTGGGGATCTGCTTCTTTTTTTATCAATTTTTAGCTTGTTAGGGAGAACCCTAAGACCCGAAGTACATTCAAAGGATTTAATTAATCCTTATTCTCTCAATATTTATTTCTATTCCAGATTTAAAGGTTATTTCAAATTTATCATCATATATTTTTATTTGCTTGATGTATTTTCTAACAAGTTCTTCATCATATTCTTTAATATTCTTGCTTTGACTTCTAAGAAACTCTTTCATATCCTTGATGCGTCTTTTGACATCTTCATCAAGAGCCTTTTGAACAAGCATCTTATGTTTTTCACCCTTTAGGGTATCAACTTCATTAGCAATGTCAGTATAGTCTTTCTTAGCTCTTACCTGTGCAAGGAGTTCCTTTTGTTTTACCTCAATTACTCTATTGATGGCTTCTATTTCTTCATCGTTACTGCCAGCAACTACTTTCTCAATATTCTTTATTAGAATTTTTTCAGTATCATCAGAGGTTTTCAAAACCTCATTCATGGCTTTTACAACTGCTTTTTGCAGTTCTTCCTCTCGTACAGTTGGTGCATCACAGCTTTTTGGCCCATGCTCAACCCTTGTACAGCATCTCCATACCACCAAATGCTCTCCACGATTATTCCAAGCAACTCGCCTGTAAATATCTCCACATTTCGAGCAAATACAAAGACTAGAAAGCGCATATTTACTTGAATAGACTCGCTTTTTCTTTTTCCCTTCTCCACTAAACATATTAGCGCGCCTTAGCATTTCTTCCTGCACCTGTATGAATATATCTCTTGGAATAATGGCTTCATGGTTATCTTTTACATAATATTGTGGCTCTGTTCCATCATTTTTTATACGAACTTTATTGATAAAATCTGTTGTAATTGTCTTTTGCAGTAGTGCGTCACCAATGTACTTTTCATTCTCCAGAATTCCTTTTATGTTAGAAACATGCCACTTAAGATGTCCTGCTCCATTTTTTATTTTATCCCTCTGGAGTCCTGTCGCAATTTCTCTTAGACTTGATCCAGCTAGATACTCACGATAGATTCTTTTTACAACCTTAGCCTCTTCCCCATCGATAATCAGATTGCCATCTGCATCTTTGGTATATCCTAAAAACCAGTTTGTATTAATCTGTACTTTTCCCTCTTGATACCTAAACTGTAGACCCATCTTAACATTCTGAGATAATGAAGCTGATTCTTGCTGAGCAAGTGATGCCATAATGGTAAGAAGAAGTTCACCGCTTGCTTCCATAGTATTTATATTTTCTTTCTCAAATATGATAGGTATGTTACTGTCTTTTAGCTGCCTTACATACTTCAGGCAGTCAATGGTATTTCTTGCAAATCGGCTGATAGATTTTGTAATGACCATATCCACCTTACCTGCCATACAATCGTTAATCATGTCATTAAAGCCTTCACGCTTTTTGGTATTTGTGCCCGATATACCATCATCCGCATAAATTCCTGCAAATTCCCAATCACTATTTCTAGAAATATAGTCCGTATAGTGCTTCACCTGCATTTCATAACTTCCAGATTGCTCCTCGCTATCAGTACTAACTCTACAATAAGCTACTACCTTTAACTTAGGTTTTTCTTTTTGATTACTTATCGAATTTCCCGGTCTTTTCCTAGCGGGAATAAGCATTACATTCTCATTCAACTCTATCCCTCCCTAATCAAACTATATACATATTCTGCCTGCTTATATGGATCATCAAATTTCAGCTCTGCTCTGCAACACTTAAATTCCGTAACAGGCACAAACGCTTCTGAAGGACTAATTTCTTTGATTCTGTTCCTTTGAATCGTATTATTTTTTCTAGCTTCTTGAACCTTATTAAATAGATCTTCATCTATCAATTCTGGATAAAATTCTGTTCCAAGATATACCGTATTTCTTAATATCTTTCCAATGGAACTATGTGTTTTATCTATTCCTACAGCTTTTGCTGATGCCCTCATTGAGTTACATTCAAGATATTTTTTATATAGAGCAATCACCTTCTCAGCCTCTGGTATATAGATAACACCTTTTGCATTCTCTACTCGGTATCCATATGGTATGTGTGTCACTTTACTATCACCTCCTCTGTTAAATTTAAGCCGCACTTCAGATGAAAGGTGAATTTAAGTCTATCTTCTATCGTAATCTTCTCAACAAATTGTGAAAAAGCATCATCAATAAAATCTTTGATACAATCACTTTTGTTTATAAATCTTAGTAGTTTTTGAGCTTCATTTAGATGATTTAGATCTCCACTAACGATTGATGAAAGACTTGCTTTTTCCTTTTCAAGTTCAGCAAGCTCCAAGGAAATATTATTGTTTTCTGCGTAAAATACATCTAGCTCTATATAACCACTACTTAATAGCTTTGTTAGTACCTGAGCTTGTTCATTCAGCTTTTCTATTTTTTCATCAAGTTCTAAAATATGCCTTAGCCGATCCTTGTTATTTCCACCTCGCAAAGTGTCTACAAAAGGCTTCAGCATAATATTTTTGCCTGCTATAAGCTTATTCATCATTTGAACATATGCTACTTTGATATGTTCTTCTCTTATATACTTCATGTTGCAGCTTTTTTTATCTTCAATATGCCTAACGCAGGTCCAAGCAGCATAGTTTCCACTTTGTGCATATCTCATGCACCTTTTTACTTTTGAACCACATTCTCCGCAATATACCTTTCCGGAAAGAGCGTATCTTTTTTGATATTTGTTATCTGAACCATCTATATTTTTTTCTTTTTTTCTCTGACCTACTACAGTTTTTACCAGTTCAAAATCCTCATGGCTAATAATAGGTTCGTGGTGATTTTTCATCATATATCTGACCTTTTCCCCACGATTTTGATGTCTGTTAAAATTCTCGTCTGTATAGGTTTTTTGAAAGATAACATCTCCTGTATATTTTTCATTCTTTAAAATAGCTTGAACTGTTGAAGAGTGCCATTTGCTGTTTTTCTTTGTAGCTATGCCTCTTTTGTTTAGTTCATTCGCTATTAGATATGATCCCAATCCTGATATTGCCATTCTAAAAATTTCCTTCACAATCTCAGCTTCACTTGGAACAACAACCATCTTTCCATCAACATTTTCATAGCCGTAGGGTGGATAGGAAATAACATAAGTCCCATTTTCAAACCTTCTTTTTAACGACCATTTGCTATTTTCCGAAATGGATCTTGATTCGCTTTCTGCAATAGAACTTAGAATTGAAAGCATAAGTTCTGAGTTCATATGCTCAGTATCTATGTTTTCCTTTTCAAAATAGATGGCTACTCCAAGTCCTGTAAGTTTTCTTACCATTTCAAGGCAGTCCACTGTATTTCTTGCAAATCTACTGATAGATTTTGTAATAACCCTATCAATTTTTCCTTTTTCACAATCATCAAGTAATTTCAGCAGGCTCTCCCTTTTTTCTATTTTTGTTCCACTGATACCTTCATCAAAATATAGCCCTGCGTATTCCCAGTAAGGATTTGCCTTTATGCAATTTTCATAGTGTTCTTTTTGCACTTCAAGACTAAGGAGTTGTTCTGCACTTTCTGTTGAAACTCTAGCATAGGCTGCTACTCGCATTTTCTTAACTCTGTTATTTTGCTGTCTTTTCTCTATTTTTGTTATCTTTGCCATCGTCTCACCTCCTTTTTGGTCAGTACTATATATCACTCTAAAGACACTATTTATCAAGTTATTAATCCAGTATTTCCTTATAAAAAGGCTCAAAATTGAGCTTATTAAGCTCGCTAACCTGCACCGCTTCATCTTCTGAAATTAATCCATTATCTACTAGTCTCTTTGTCAGCATTTGTGCCACTTCATATTCAAAGTCCTTTTGCATTTTTTCTTCTGTAAATTCCCTTGATGGTGTATCAGATCTAATTTGATTATTGCTAGTTATCTTCATGGCACTCACCTCCAAACCTGTCATAGATATAGCAGCTATGGCTACAATACTTACGATTCTTATTTCCATAAGAGATAAAAATCTTACCGCAGCTAACGCAGGTACATTCATAGTTGGCTTTCTTACTTACTAACTCTCTATTTTTATTCCACCAGTTATTTCTGCATTTATCTGAACAAAATCTTTTCTTTTTTCTCCCCGGTTTTTGTATGACAGGTTTGTCGCAATACTCACAGAGAGATGTATCCTCATCACAAGTTTTAGTTCCACCAAGGCCATGACGCTTACAGTAACTTTTGATGGTATTTACAGAAATATTTATCTCTTTTGCTATCGCTGTATATCCAAGTCCCTTTTCTCTTAAAATCTTTATCTTTTCTTTTTCTTCTAATTTCATCGGTCTACTCCCTTCTCACTGGCTAAGGGAGTTTCAAAACGATTTGTCCGACTTAATGTAAAATCTTCTCCCTATAAATCACAGGCAAAAGAAAAGAGAGGATAGTAAACCCAAATAAAAAAAGCCTGAAGATTATTCCAATTAAGGAATAGCCTCCAGGCTCATTTCACTACTTATAAAATTTCATTTACTCGTTTTTGTACTGCGTCATAGTCATATCCAGCTCTTTCAAGTCTATTCTTTCTATCTTGACCATTACCCCAGTCACCTCGGATAACTTCACGTGCTAAGGTATCAATGGATTTTCCAGTTGGTTTACTTGCACTTCCAGATAGGATTTCATTTACCCTGTTTTGAACAGCATTGTAGTTATATCCTGCAGATGTCAAACGGTTCACCCTGTCCTGTCCATTACCCCAGTTTCCTGCAATTACCTCTCTTGCAAGTGTATCGATGTTCTTTGTTGGAGTACTTGCTACCGGATATACAGATCTACCATTTGCATCATAGACAGAATAACCTGGATTTGCATTGACGCACTTTTTAGCATTCTCTAGATTTTTAAATGCACCTTTTTGGCTCTTTGCATCACTCCAAGATTTTCTTACTCCATAAAGGCTAGAAACTCCTGTGCTTGGTGCATTTGAACTACCACCAGCAAGCCTTTTATTTACCTCACTTGCAATATATGGGAACTTGCTACCAAGATAAGGCCCCGGACAGTTGGTATTGGCATACCACTCATGTTTTTGAAGAACACCAGCTTTTCCACCTGTATAAGTACAGTTTTTGATGCCATTTCTTCTGCAGATATCTGTAACTAAATCAATCAAGGTAGCAAGCACTCTATCGCTTACAGGCCAATTGCCTCCGTTACTTGAATTGGCTACTTCAATAGTGATAGCTCTATTATCGCACCATGAACTTGATGTACACCAAGAGCGGTTACTCTCATCTACACATAAAACGATTTTGTTATCATTTCCGATTCCATAATTACACGATGCCTGTCTTGAGGTCGGCTTAAAAATCTGACCGATAGTTGCTGCACTAATTGCACCTGCTGTATGGTGAATAGCAATTTTTGTAATGGGCTGATTTCTTCGTCCACTATGGTTTGGACTGTAATTTACTATACTAACTAATGAACTGTTACTCATGATTTTCCTCCTTATCGTTTAACTGCTTTAATACTGCCTTTAGCTTTTCAGGAACAGGTAGTCCTAGATGAACGGAGTTTTCAATAAGTGATAGACCCTCATTTGAAAGGTAAAAGAAAACCACTGCGGTTCTTAGTACACTTCCAGACTTAATCACCTGTACATCAATGATGTTGGCAATACCAACAAGCATAAAAATAAGCACCTTTCTAAAGATGCCTTTAAATCCTACTGCACTGGATAACTTCCTATCTACCACAGCACACATCACCCCTGTGATGTAATCAATGACTACAAATAAAACGAGTGCGATGATAAGTCCATCACACCCGCCTAAAAAATATCCAAGCCATCCTCCAACTGCCGTAAAGGCAAGTTGGCACATATTCCATAATTCTTTCATATTAGTTTCCTCCTAACCACTGTGTTATATCTGTTGATAAAATTATGTCTACAATTATCGGAAGTTCATAGGTTGGTTTCTCTCCAGCCGTATAGATCACTCCCTCTTTATCAATTGCTACTGGATAATTTTGATGCACATCAAGGAGCTTTTCTGGTGAAAGTTCCAAGGTATCAATTCTAATAAAAATAGAAACCTGCTCAAAATTAGCATCTTCTACTTTTGATTGTAGCTTTGGACAATAATAAATCCCTTTTTCCATTTTCCACTCTTCCGGTTTCACCATTAGTCTTACACGAAAAGCCTGCTTTTCTGATTCAATATAATCCATAACAGCTTTAAACATATTTGATGCATATTCACGGTTTATTACTTCTTTTCCACTAGAGAATCTTTCAAATTCCAGTGTTTCTACTGTCGGCTGTCCCTTAAAGGCAGGGCTTTCGATTGGTGCGAATCTTCCTTTTAGCTTGGCAAAGAACCTGTCTAAACCATCTTTAGTTAAAAACTTCTTAGCCATAAGAATCACCTACGCAAAAAGAGCATCAATCTCTTCATTTGTAATTCCAGTAATATCTGTAGCCTTCAAATAACCACTAAGGTCTACTGATGTAGTGCCAATCTTTTCAAACTTCTCATTCACCCAGATGAATTCATCATAAGCATCGTTATCTCCCTTATTATTAGAAACAAGATAGATAATTGCCTGTTCTCCACTTGTTGGAAGTTTCTCTACTACAGAAAATTCGATAGATTTTATATTTCCAATAAGACCTTTCACTTCTTCAGTAAGCTCTGCTTTCTTTACAAAGTCCATAGCATCTTCAAGTTCTGCTACCTTCTTAGGAATAGCCGTTACTTTTGCATAGGCATCTATACCTTCCATCCCTTCAATGCTATGAGGGATTTCAGATTTCTTAGCATAATCACCTGCATCCGCAAGGCTCTCTACCTTCGTTGGAACACTTGATTTAAGTGCATAGTTTTCAGCATCCAAAAGCTCTGTCACATTCTTTGGAATAGAATTTTTCACCTCATCAAGTTCTACCTTCTTTACAAAGGTATCCTTTAGCTTCTTCCAAACATATAAAAGTCCATTGTTGTCTAAAAATTTTGTTTTCATTTACTTCCTCCTGTTATTTAAGTAATTCTTCCAGTTCAATATTTGATATTGTGTTTAACCCTAGTTCTTCTAGGGTTCTATTGCCAATCAGCTTCACTTCATTTATCTTTGGCTGATTGATTAAGCTGTTATAATCAGAAACGGGTGTGTCTGATACTCTAATAATTGTTTCAAATGATGCATCCATCGGTGCATCTCTTTTAAACCTTGTCATAAACTCTGCCATTAGATTTCACCCTCCTTTAGAATTTCCCTAGCACTGGTTCGTATTAAACTTGATGCAATAACGCTGCCATCTTGAAATTTTGCTCGTATTTGAATAGTCACAATCCCTTCAGAAAAAAGCAGTGTTTCTCTTTGGGATAGCCTAACTTCAACCATTTCTCCATGAATGCTTACATCGTCTATAGTTTTTTCTAATACGACCTTGCCATTTTGTTTATAGGTAATAAAAAGGACAGATGCATTTGTCAAATCCACATCTGTCCTAAATATGTTTGTTGGTGTTGTTCCTCTATGCATTGGATTATCCTCCTATGCTTTTTCTTCATCTTTTGCCTTTAGCTTTAAGATTTCATCATTTAGTTCCTTTTCTCTATCTTCATAATATTTATCAATGCCTTCTCTAAAAGCCTCCACTTCAAGAGAGTTTTCTGTGATTACTGCAGATCTTACATCAGCAAGTATTCCAGAAAGTATCCCTTCTACCATATAGGTTGGAATGGGTATTTTTTGTTGTAAGTTTGCGATACTAGAACTTAACTCCCCTCGAAACTTCTGGTAGGCAAGGGCATAATTAATGGTTGGCTTCTCCATGAGATTCCTCCTTGTCTTTAAGTAATAAGTCCAATTTGTGATTGATTTCTTCAAGAAGTAAGGTGTTTTTATCATCCTTAGCTTCTTGCTTTTTTACTACATCTCTTTTAAGTGTCCCCTCATTTATGACCACTTCATTGGTGTTAATAATTAGTTCTGCCATTTTACATCCTCCTAACCATAATAATTTAAATCCATTAATACACCATCTTTAAAAACCATACATCCATTTGAACCCCATCTAGATACAGTACCATCTGAATTCATATCAAGTATCTGTACAAAGTTAATTGTGGCATTCACTCCAAATCCTGTTTCCCACTGTGGATCTACAATCTTAAATCCATGTGCATAAAGGTTACAGCCAAGATGAACTCCATACTGGCTATAAATACTGTTAGATCTGGAAAAGCAAAGCATTGTAGTGTAACTTCCAGCATTAGCAGATTCTTCTTGAGAAAATGCCATATATTTTCCTTCGCTATCAAGGTCAAAAACTAAGCCTTTATGGGAGCTGTTACCACTCCAGACATTTGTACCAATCTTTCCGATGTACTTTCCATCACGATAAAAGTGATTGCCGTTTTCATCAAAGACTGCTCTTTTATTACTGCTATCAATTGAACCGTTATATAGTCCAATCTCTCCTGCAGTAATCTGTACATATCTACTAGCACCATTAAAACCAAGTAAAAAACTGTTATAGTTTTGTCTCATAAAAGTACCAAACTCACCTTTTTTTACCATTGATGAGATAGAGCCTTCCACAACAGATATTTTTGATATTGCTGTTTCTGCCTTTTCCTTAGCTGCACTTATATCCTTATCTACAACTCTTATCCAATCAAAAGATAAAGAAGAACTAATGCTCTCAGTTGATGAATATTTCCATAGTTTTCTAGTTCCATCTTTATATGGGGAGTGTTCTGACTCTGGATAAGACGAACCTGAAAGTAAAATCGCATCACCCGCATCTGTTGGCAAAGTAGATTCACTTCCTATAACTTCTTGATTAGAATCAGCTTTCTTTATAGAATCAATCTTAAAACCATAATAATCATGACCGGAGCCGTCACACCTCCAGTAAAGCCAAAACTTATCTGATGGGATAAATACCGTTTGACCCGCTATACTTGTTCCACCACATCTTGGAAGTGCATATGTCTTGCCATCAAGTTCATAGAAGATTTCAACCCAGTCATATCGTTCACTTTCTGTCCTAGAACTTGCATTGAATTTAAGCTCTAGTCCTTGCTTTTTCACAATATATCTATACGCATATCCCGTTGTTGTATCATAGAAAAAATCACCAACATGGGTAAGCCTTAATCTATCACTATTCCAGCTATTGGTTGGTGCTCTTGAATAATTAGGAACATAGGTGCCGTAGTAAATACCATTCTTCTGCTCTAGCTTTTGATTCACTGTTTCAACACTTGCCTCAATCTTTTTATCCGTAGCAGAAAACTTTGTATTCACTTCATTGATGGTATAATAGTTTTTTAATTTCTTATCTGTATCAGATATAGCCTCCGTCTTTGAATCAAGGATCTGCCTTTCCACTTGCGAGGTATAGGAAACTGATAGCTTTTCAGCATCAATGGAGTGACTCATTATTCTTTCACCATAAATCATCCCATCAAGTATCATGCCTACAGCATATGGACCCTTATATCCATTATGACTTGCACCAATACCGTTCATATTTATCTGAAGAACTTTTGTGGCTGTGTCTTTGTCCATCGTGTCCATATATAAGTCTCTGAGCCATCTACCAGAGGAATCATATTCTGTCAGCTTGTATCCACCAGTACCTGTATTCATTTGAGCCTTAAGGTTATCAATGGCACTTTGGACTCTTTCATTATCTATTTTTCTTGTGACTATACCTTCTTCTTTTATCTGCCTTACTGCATCTTGAGAACTTTGGATATATCCTTTACTTTGATTACTTCTACTTCCGAGCACCACCTTAATTTCTCCAGGCTTTTGCAGTGGTATGGTCTGTTTCATAACGGGAAAGATTCTATCCATTCCAAATGGATAGGCTCTGCATCTTACCCTATCCCCGCATTCAATGGTTTCTGTAGAGATTCCAAACTCAGATAAGTCAACAGCTGAAAGGTTTAGCTCTACCATTTCAAACTGATTATCCTTAAGCCACTCTGCTCCTTTTCTTAAAAGATTTGCAGGAATGGTAACATCATCCCAGCGTACCACCTTACAAACCCAACCAAATTCAGTGAGTGCCTCTTTAGAAACAAGATAGTTCTTACCATTATTTACTGAAGTAATATCTGTATATTGTTTTAGGACAGCATTAGCATCACCTTCTATTTCCTTACCAAGTGGAATGATGGCTGTTGCCACATCTTCTGCAGATAAGTCCTCCGTATAATCAAGAAGATTAAGTCCAAACTCTATGCTCTGATCTGTGTCTTTTCCCATTTCTTCAACCTATAAACCATATAACACGTTTTTCTATACCTGTTTTTAATTCAGTAGGAACAATAAAATGTATAGAGGTGGTCTACTATGCGTAAAAAAGAAGATAAATATGATTTTAGAGCCTTTGGTTTAGCCATTAAAGAAGCTCGATTGAAACGAGGTTTAACTCGTGAACAAGTGGGAGCATTGATTGAAATTGACCCACGGTACTTAACTAATATTGAAAATAAAGGGCAACACCCCAGCATACAAGTTCTTTATGACCTTGTATCGTTACTTCATGTTTCCGTTGATGAATTTTTCTTACCTGCTAATAACTTGGTAAAAAGCACCCGACGATTACAGATAGAGAAATACATGGATAGCTTTACAGACAAAGAACTATCCTTAATGGAATCTTTAGCCAGCGGTATCAACGAAGCAAGAAACATCGAAGACTAATTAAAAGAATCCATACATAACGGAAAGAGCCGATAAAATGAGATTGTATTAATCTCATTTTATCGGCTCTGCGTCTTTGCGTCTGGCTCTGTAATCACAGTTACTTTGAACTGCTTTATTTCAATTAAATTTTCTTGTCTGCATTTCGGACAATAGAGGGGGAATTTTTTTAATTCAGTATCTTCCCTTATCTTTAATCGTGTTTTATTTCCACATACAGGACACAATATCCACTTGTAGTTTATAATAACTATCTCCTCCTTTACACTTTAATTCAAATCTTTATTAAAAAATATTTCATCTTATTTAACAAGAAACCATATTTATATAACAACATAAAATACACTAAGTTATTTTATTGAACATATATCGTACTTTATCTATCCGACTATTTGGACGACGGGGCTGGCAAACAGGTTCACCGGTAGTAACATGGTACCCTTTTAACTCTGTTAAACAAACACTACGTCCATTTGTAAAGAAAGTTAAATCACTACGATATTCTTGAATACACCGAGCAGGGATTTCTCCACTAAGAATGACCTCATTATTTTTCAATTGAGTGTCTACGATGTTCGCACAATATTTAGGAGCATCGTTGTATGCTCGTGAAAGATATTCCTGTGGCGCATAAATTTTAAAACTAAGATATGGCTCTAACAATTCTGTTCCAGCTTTTTTTAAGACTTGTTCCAATACAATAGGAGCAAGCATCCGAAAATCTGCTGGGGTACTAACAGGGCTATAGTATAAGCCATACTTAAAACAGATTTTACAGTCCGTCACATTCCAACCATATAATCCTTGTTCGCAACCATAGCGTATCCCTTCCATAACTGCATTTTGAAATGATTGATTTAAGTATCCAAGAGAAACCGAGCTCTCATACTGCATTCCACTTCCCAACGGAAGCGGTGATACAGATAAACCAATGGAAGCCCAGAAAGGATTTGGCGGCACTTCGATGTGAATGGTATATTCTGCATTTTTTAACGGTCTCTCCATATAAATGACTGTAGGCTCTTTTAGTTCTATCTCCACATGATACTTTTCTTGCAACAGTGCACTAATCACTTCCATTTGTACTTTCCCTAAGAAAGAAAGTATAATTTCATGTGTCGTAGAATCCACGTAATATCGTAGAAGCGGATCACTATCTGAGATTTCCAAAAGGGCATCAAGCAACATTTCTCTCTGTTCAGGTTTACTCGGTTCAACAGTTGTTTGTAGTAGAGGGTGCGGATTTTCAATCTTTTTTCTCTGTGGCAATAGTTTTGTATCTCCAAGAACACTATTTAACTTCAAAAACTCATTTTGCAAAATAACAATTTCTCCAGAATAAGCCTTATCGATTTTACATAATTCACCATTTATTGAAGTATACATTTCTGTAATTTTTATTTTTTCCTTTTCCGATATTCTAACCGAATCTCGTAAATGTAGTACTCCACTATAAAGGCGTATATATGCAAGACGTTGTCTTTTTTTTGTATATTCAATTTTGAAAACATTTCCGCAAAGTTCAGACGGACCTCGATGTGTTGATGAATAAAATTTATTAGTAATAACTTCTATAAGGTTATCAATCCCTATATTACTTTTTGCACTTCCATGATAAAGAGGGAACAGAGAACAATTCTGAAATCTTATGCTTTCCTCTTGTTCGAGTTCCAATGCTTCTAATGATTTACCGGACATATATTTCTCTAAAAGGTCATCGTTTCCCTCTATTACCGTATCCCATTGTTCAGATTCGGTAAAGTTCGTCACACACATATTAGGATACAGTTCTACCTTCTGTTTGATTACAATTTCGGCAGAAAGTTTCTCTTTAATATCCTGATAAACCGTTGATAAATCAATTCCATTTTGGTCAATCTTATTGATAAAAAAGATTGTGGGAATCCCCATTTTCCTAAGTGCATGAAATAATATACGAGTTTGTGCTTGTACGCCATCTTTTGCAGAAATCAGTAGAATTGCCCCATCTAAAACTGATAATGAACGATATACTTCTGCTAAGAAATCCATATGTCCTGGCGTGTCTATGATGTTCACCTTCGTATTTTCCCACTGAAAAGAGGTTATTCCTGTCTGAATTGTAATTCCTCTCTGACGTTCTAAAAGCGTATTATCCGTCCTCGTTGTACCTTTGTCCACGCTTCCTAATTCTGTAATCGCTCCACTGTTATATAATAAGCTTTCTGTTAAGGTAGTTTTTCCTGCATCAACATGAGCTAAAACTCCAATATTAATAATTTTCATGTGATTTTCCTCCATTCAAAAACCCAAAAGGGCATAAAAATCCCAGTGATAAATACTTTTATCACTGGGATTTTTATGCATAACCATAGGTATACAAAGCATACAGATATTCTCTGGATACTTTAGAATCACATGATAAAGGTATTCTTAAACTGGGTACAAAAAACTAAGCCCTCCTAAAAAAGGACATCCAATTATTTGTTCCCACTATCAAATTGACAGTTTATTTAAGAATACCTTGCCGCATATTTATTAACTCCTTTTAAATAGATACTTAAATAATAGCACGTAAGAGCATATTTGTAAAGGAATCTCCAATTTTTTATCAAAGAGAGTACGTGATTACAAAATAGCTGTAATAATGTACCAATATTTGTTATTCTATAATCTTCCAATTACTCCCGTTCTTTTCAAGTACCAAATCAAATTGAGATACCTGCGTTGCTTTGGTCTGCTGGTCGATATACTCCACTGTCAGCGATACCGTGACTTGATTATCCTTACGATTGTGAATAGGATTTACCAGTTCTTGAAAGATGTACTCTTTTCCGATTGGTTTTAATATCCCGTCATTCACATAGTAGGAAAGTTCACTGGCTGTCGCTGTAGGATAGAGCTTGAAGAACGTCGTTAAAAACTCATTGATTTCATTGGTTGTAATGGAATCAACCGTCCCCTCACTTTCAATGGCTTTTGGTTTATAACTTGATTTCTTAGGTATGTTGGTAATGGTCGGATTCTTAACCAGTACCATATTTCCAGAACCATCTACATAGACACTCACTATATAAGCAGAGTGGACGGTCTTTGTATTTTCTCCCTCTGTAATGAGCTGGTCTACACTGTAGGTTACATTAAACTCATTGTCGCCAGTTGGCTCTACCGTCCATATCTGAAATCCTCTTACAGAAGACGATACAGGAATATCTTTGCGTACTGTATCAACATTGAGAGCTTGAAGTTCATCTGTCAGATAGCCTTTTAGACTTTCCATTCGATTATCAATGGACTTATCGGATTGCTCCCATGAATAGTAGACTTTCGCAAAGTTCTCTACAAAATTTTCTACATGATGAGTATCAACGTATTCCTTTTCTATGATAGTTGTTTCGTGAATAGTATGAGTATCTATAGCTGTAAAGTGCTTGAATATCGCAAAGCTGAAACTAAGCCCTAAAAGTACCCACAAGGCAATCACAACCTTTTTATGAGGATTGACCTTATAGTAGACACGAGGTTTCTTTTCCTTTGGTATCTGTTTTTCTTTATTCTGATTTTTTCTAAATTTCATCATTAAATCTTCCTTTCTCATTGTTTGATTCGTCCTGCTCCCACTAAATGCTGTTGCCAGTAGGGGCTTGTTAAGTCGGCATAACCGATTGGGTCGCCTGCATGAAACATACGGTTATTGCCAAGGTATATCCCAACATGAGTAATATAAACATCATAATTCCCATAATAAGACTCATGATAAGAATCATACCGGGCTTTTTCACTTTCGTAAGGAAAAGCATAAACGGAATACCCCCAATGATCCCAATCATAGATGAAAGTAGTATAAGAAAAATCGGAATGAGTCCTGTCATAGCCAGCGCCATAACAATAACAAAATAGATTGCCGCATAGATTCCGATATTGATAAAATCTCTACCATTTAATTTGTTTCCTAATTCTTGTTTACTCATAAAAGTTTAGTCCTTTCTATTTTTTTAGTTAGATTAAGCTAACACAATTATAATAACTTGAAGCGTTTTGTTTGTATATGCCATTTAGACATTATTATTCTGTTTAGTTTAGAAATTTTATATAATAACAAAATTGTAG